CTACAAGGCTCGGCAGGTTGAGCAGATGGGTCGGCTTTTTTGCGACGGAGCCGTTCATGCAGGTGATCATTTTATATTTACTGATGCTTGGCACCCTGGTATCATCAATCTTAAATATATGAGTGAGTTACTGGGCATTCCAGTAACCACACACGGCTTATGGCATGCTGGCAGTTATGATCCTCAAGACTTCTTAGGACGGCTTGTTGGAGATAAGCCCTGGGTAAGAAATGCTGAAAAAAGTTTCTTTGGATGTTTTAATTATAATTATTTTGCCACAGGCTTTCATATTGAAATGTTTGTGCGTAATCTATTAAATGATTACCCTGCAGAGAATCCTTGGTTAGTAGATGATCTTGACGAAGCGTTGAATGGCAAATGGCCTAATATTATACGTACAGGATGGCCAATGGAATATATGGATGATGTATTAACTCCATACAAAGGCATGACTAAACGTAATCTTATTTTGTTCCCTCATCGCATTGCTCCAGAAAAACAAGTAGAAATATTTAGAGATTTAAAAGAACAATTGCCGCAATATGAATTTGTTGTTTGTCAGGATCAACAACTGACTAAGAACGAATATCATAATTTGTTAGGCGAGGCTAAACTTGTGTTTAGTGCCAACTTACAAGAAACATTAGGTATTAGTTGTTATGAAGGTGCTATATTAGGAGCAATTCCTATGGTGCCTGATAGACTTAGTTACACAGAAATGTACTTTGATAATTTTAAGTATCCAAGTAAGTGGACTGAAGAGTATGATACCTATCAATTATTTAGACCGCAATTATGTAAAGTAATTATAGAACATATGGAATTCTACGAAAAAAGACTTCCTATGTTGCACAAACAAAAAGAGGTATTACATGAACAATTCTTCTCAGGAAGAACCTTATACAATAACATTAGATAAACTAGATCTTGAAACATTTACTTTAAGTAGTGATACATGGGCTAATTTAACTCCTACTAGTATTCCAGCATTGACTAGTGCAGACATAATCACTCTTACTGGAACACCGTACGGGCAGGGCAGCATTACCATTGGAAATCTTGAAACTATCAATACTGACAGTTTTACTGGTAGTTGGACTATTGAAGAATTCGATGGAAGATTTCCAGACTATAGTAGAATTATAGACATGTGTAAACAATATCCGGGGTTAGAAATTGCTTATCGTAAATTTAAAGAAGTTTATAAAATGGTTAAAGAAGACTACGACGGTAAAGAAAGAGAGAAACGTGGGTACAAGTAACACTATTACTACTTCTAGTGGAGCAGTCTATACTATACCAACAATAGCACCTGTGAGTCCTGCGGGTGGCCAATTTTACATTTCCACTAGCTCAAACGGAGGTGGTAGTGCTCAATGGATTCCAACCGGCTCAAGTACAGGTACCGTATCGATTACGGGTGGAGGAGGCGGCATAATGAATACCGGAGTCATTAGTCCAGCCGGTACAACCAAATTTACAAATAATCAAGGAAAAACAGTATTAACCATTCCTAATAGTGACGCACCTTCATTAATGGTTGACGGTAGTATTAAATGGAATGGCGAAGACCTAAACGATAGACTCAAACGAATAGAAGCAATGTTGCATATTCCTACTAGAGATGTTACAATGGAAGAGAAATACAAAAAACTCAAATCTCTTTGGGAACAATATCATAAAGCGTTGGACGAATATAAAACTTGGGAAACTTTAAAGGAATCAAAATGAAAAAATTTTATCTCACAAACTCTAGTTGTTTTAAAAGATACGTTACGATCAATGATTGCTTACGTCCAGAAAATTTAAAAAATTTAGAAATTGTTAACGAAGAATATAACAACGACGGCGAATTAACAAACATTAGCACTTATCAATTCATGCTCACTTTAGACGAACTCAAAACTTTTCAAGAAAATTTAACAGTATGAAAAAGATTTACTATCAATGGTCTGATATACAAGGAGCAGTACTTGATATTGCTCGTCAACTACAAAAAGATAATTGGCGCCCAGATTATGTTGTAGGGCTTACTAGAGGCGGATTAATACCTGCTGTGATGTTAAGTCAATACCTAGGAGTGCCTTGTGAAACTCTTAAAGTGAGCCTAAGAGACGGTGGTGAATGTGAAAGCAATCTATGGATGGCCGAACATGCATTTGGATATGTTAACAAAGAAGATCGAGGGTATGAGCATTTTGAAGTAAGCGGAATACCTGTGCCACATGATCCATTCGATCGTGCATTAAGAAAGAACATCCTTATTGTAGATGATATCAATGATACTGGTGCTACAATTGCATGGATTAAAAAAGATTGGCCATCGGGGTGTTTACCTGATAGTCACGGCTGGAATGATGTATGGCATCATAATGTAAAGTTTGCCGTCACTGTGAATAACTCGTCTAGTCGTGAAGAAGTAGATTATTCAGTTAACGAAATTAATAAAGCAGAAAAAGATTGCTGGATTGTTTTTCCCTGGGAAGAGTTTTGGAAATGATTACCACTTTAGAAAAGGCCTTGAATGAAAAAAGAGCACCGTGGACAGAAATTGAATACAGAACTAAAGACTTCTGGGTCTTCAGAGACGCTTACGCAGTTACCCCAGGGCATTTGTTATTTGTGCCTACCGAAGAAGACTGGGACCATCTCTGGGAGTGCTACAAAGCAGCCTACAAGTTTGGGCACGAAGGTGTTGAAACTAAAAGGTGGGATGCTTTTAACATCGGCCAAAATGTTGGAGAAGCAGCAGGCCAAACAGTAATGTATCCCCATGTACATATGATACCACGGCGCACAGGAGATATGGAGGATCCAAGAGGTGGAGTACGACACGTCATACCCGAAAGAGGAAACTACAGACGATCGACATAACGTCTGGGTAGAATGGAATCAAACTAACATGCCATGGAATGAAATATGTGCCATGGTAATAGAAGTATTTGGTTTACCAGGAGAAAGATATACATATTCTACATCCATGTATTGTATGTTATTTCGATTTAAATCTTTAAAAGATAAAACGTTATGCGAGATTTTATTAAGTGAGTTTATTGCTTGTTAGCTGATCATGAAAGAATTGGTATCGTTGGGCATGGCTATGTCGGCGAAGCTATCTCTCAAAGTATAATTTATCCTTTAGAGAAAATAATAGTAGATCCCTTTAAAGGATATACTTCCTCGTATCATGATATAAAAAAAGAGTGCTCTGGTATATTCGTTTGTGTGCCTAGTCCACAGTTACATGACGGTTCTTGCGATACTAGTATAGTAGAAGAAGTTTTCAAAAACTTACAAGGATATCAAGGAGTTGTTATTAGTAAAGTTACAGCTCCACCTGACTTTTACGAAGAATGGGGCAAGAAATTACCTAACTTAGTGTATATACCAGAATTTCTTCGAGCAAACACTAGTGTAACAGATTTTCATGCAGCAGAATGGATAATTGTCGGCGGGACTGTGCCTGCATATCAGCGGGAAGCAGTTCGAATTATCAGTCATTTACAACCTAATATTAAACGTATCGAATACTGCGAAATTGGGCAAGCTGCATTTGTCAAATATTCTATAAACACGTTTCTTGCGACAAAAGTAGTTTTCATGAATGAACTGTATCAACTAGCAGAAAAAAAGAATTACAACTGGGACTATATATCATTGCTAATATCTTTAGATAAACGTGTAGGCGATAGTCATATGCAAGTGCCAGGTCCAGACACTCATTATGGATTTGGAGGTAGCTGTTTCCCTAAAGATACAGATGCATTACTAAAATATGCCGAAGAACATGGTGTAAACCTAAATACATTAAATGCTGCTGCGAAGAAAAATACTCTATTGCGGTTGACTAAACCTAAATAATATATTAAAATAGCAATAAAGGACAACCTATGGTATATAACAAAGTATATGAAAGCAATGATGAAACTGGCTTAGATGCTATGGCCGGTGATGGCGGCTATAAAGAGTCGACATTATCAGCTGCTATTCGTGCTAGAATGAAACGTGATGGAAAAAGATATTGGGCTGGAGACAATGTCAGCGACTATCTTCATGACAGCGACAAAGAACATTTAATTAATGAAGCTACAGAGGCATTTGAAAAGGTGCTAGATGTTTTATTAATTGATAGAGAAAACGATCCTAACAGTAAGGGCACAGCAAGACGTCTTGCTAAAATGTATTACAATGAAATAATGGCAGGAAGATATGAACCACAACCGTCAGCAACAGCATTTCCCAATGACAGCACAGATCGGTACGAAGGTATGTTGGTGGTTAGAAGTGAGCTACGGTCCATGTGCTCTCATCATCACCAGCCTGTATCTGGGGTGGCTTATATTGGAATTATTGCGGCACAGAAACTTATTGGGTTAAGCAAGTATACTCGCATAGCTCAGTGGTGCGCTCGTCGCGGTACGCTACAGGAAGAATTAGCCAATGACATTGCTAGAGAAATTATGAAGGCAACTGAAGCAAATGACGTAGGTGTTTATATTCAAGCCATACACGGTTGCTGCGAAAACAGAGGTATTATGGCACATTCGAGTCTAACACAAACTACAGTATTAAAAGGTGCATTTAAAGACGATCAAGGAACTAAAAAAGAGTTTTTTGACAATATTAAACTACAACAAGATTTTGCTCCGAGGTAAAAATTACTTATGGCTACTAAGAAAGAAAAAGAACAGTTAATAGAAATACTTAAATTTACTCCACGTACTTATAAGATTAGTCTTTGGGGGTACGGTGGTGAATCTGTTATGGGTACAGTAGATCGCAAAATCTATGATTACTTTAAAAGTCGTAGATTAGATCTCAGTGACTTTGCTTGGGATAGCGACTATGCTGCGGAACATAACATTCCCCAAGAGATGTGGCCATTTCCTCCAGGTTCGTGGTATGAATGTGACGATATGGCACATATTAATGGTGTTGTATTAGATAGCGGTACTGTACGAATCGAAGACGAAAATGGTGACGAAGTACTTCAAAGTGGTCTTGACTCTTTTCAAGACGAGGACTGTCCTGAGATCGACTACACAGCTGAAACCTTTATCGATGATAAGCCTGCTGGCACTATAGTATTCATTGGTAATAGCAACGAAAAAGGTACGTTCTTCGAGGGTGACATTGAACTTACCGCTCCATTTGATATTAATAAACTAACTTTTCAAGTTGAAGATGTAGACGGCAGTGAAGTTGTTAATGGTATAAGTTACGACGGCGAATGTATTGATAACTGGGGCGGCGATACTACTGGCAAGAGTTCAGAATTTGGATTTTATGTAGCAGGATCATTAAAAGACGGCAAGTGGGAACGTTATCGTAACGAAGACGATTGCACTTACAAAATGACTGATTGGTTTCCAAAGAAAGTTGATCCAGTTCGTGAAGGCATATACGAAATCGACACAGGAAAAAAGAACGAATGGCCAAACACTTTTCCAACAACAGCACGGTGGACTGGTACACGATGGATTAGTGTTTGGGCAGACGATACACCTGAAACAGAAGCAGTAAAAATCAAACAGTGGCGTGGCATTGCCTACGACCCCGATGCTAATTAGGAGGCTGTAATGGATGTTAGAGCTATAATGGACCGAGTTAAAAATCTTAAAGAGTTTAAGGTAGTGCGTAATGTATCTGAAGAGTTTGTACTTAACGGCAAAATGCCATATGATATTAAACTTGACAAAAACAATGTATTGACTGTATCATTAATGGCTGTAGATAAGGAAGAAGCAGAACGGCGTGTTAGCGAATTTATATCAGGAATGAATGATGATCAAATGGATTAAGAAAAAATTTAGAAGTTGGTGTGTCGAAGCTTGGAATGATGAACGATCCGAAGTAGTTCCATCGAACAGAAGAAGTCAGACCATTATGGGCAATGATACTATTCATGGCGGTATGCTTGATAGCGAACCTACACTACAATTTACTGTTTATAGCGCCATTGGTGGCAAAGTTGTAGAATTCAAAACCTATGATAAAAATCAAGATCGTCGTCGTCATCAAGTGTATGTTATTGGCAGAGATGAAGACTTCGGAGAGAAAATAGCAAAAATTGCCACACTAGAGGCTTTAAAATAATGAGTAAAATAAAAATAGCAGAACTATTTTATAGTATACAAGGAGAAGGACGCTTTATGGGTGTACCTTCTGTTTTCTTACGCACGTTCGGTTGTAACTTTACCTGTGCTGGTTTTGGTATGCCTAGGGGAGTACTAAGTACAGAAGCAGAAGAAATTTCTGAAGTTGTTCATATGTACAACAAATATGAAGAGCTTCCGTTAGTAGAAACTGGGTGTGACAGTTATGCTAGTTGGCATCCTAGTTTTAAAGATTTAAGTCCAATGCTAACAAGTGATGCTATTGTACATCGTATTATGGAAATTCTCCCGCATAAGCGTTGGGAAGATGAGCATTTAGTTATTACAGGCGGTGAGCCGTTACTTGGTTGGCAACGTGCCTATCCAGACTTGTTAGATCATCCTAGCATGGGCAGACTTAAAGAAATTACATTCGAAACAAACGGAACCCAACCATTGAGTACTGAATTTAAAACTTGGATACATCGTAATTGGCATCATAATAAAGGTTTTAATACATTTACATTTAGCGTTAGTGCTAAACTGCCATGTAGTGGCGAAAAGTGGGAAGATGCTATTAAGCCTGAAGTTGTACGAAATTATGAAGAATACGGATACACGTATTTAAAATTTGTTGTGGCTACAGAAGAGGATCTTAAAGATGCAGAACGTGCAGTTGAAGAATATCGTACCGCTGGGTTTGAAGGCCCTGTTTATATTATGCCTGTTGGTGGGGTCGAACGGGTGTACACTCTTAATAATAGGTCAGTGGCAGAAATGGCAATGCGAAAAGGATGGAGGTACAGTGATAGACTACAAGTGCCACTCTTTAAAAACGAATGGGGAACTTAATGAAAGAATTTCTTAAAAGAGTTACAGGCATCAAAAAATTAGAAGAAGAAAAAGAACAACTAGAAAAAGAACGGGCAGAATCATTTGCTCGGACTGCTGAAGCTAAAGTTCAAGAAGAAGAAGCCAAGCGTCAAGAAGAATTAGCCAAACTTGCTCCAAAAGAACGTGCTACTGAACTTAAAGAACCTTATGTTGCTGTATTAGATACAAAAGTTAATCCAGATAATGTCAGAAATGGGTTCTTTGAACTTGACTGGAACGAGTATTTTATTGTACAATTACGTGAAGCTGGATACGGATTTGATGCAGATCCAGAAGAAGAAATTGTAGATCGCTGGTTTAGAGACCTAGCCCGAAACATTCTATCCGAAGAAGGCCAGGATGTTACAAGAGGTGCTGGTTATATTAATGTTATCCCAATAGAAAAAGGTCGATCCGAAATTTCATGACATACATTTTAGTAGATACTGCTAATACTTTTTTTCGTGCTAGACATGTAGTTAGAGGAGATGCCGATATCAAACTTGGCATGGCTCTTCATATCACTTTTAACAGTATTAAAAAAGCATGGCAAGACTTTAACGGAAGCCATGTAGTGTTCTGTCTCGAAGGTCGCTCATGGCGCAAAGACTACTACAAGCCTTATAAAGCTAACAGAGCAGAAACTCGTGCAGCAATGACAGTTAAAGAACAGGAAGAAGATAAACTGTTCTGGGAAACTTTTGACGAGTTTAAAAATTTTGTTTCAGAAAAAACAAACTGTACAGTTTTACAACACTCTCAATTAGAAGCAGACGATTTGATTGCTGGCTTTATACAAAGTCATCCTAACGACAATCATGTTATTATTTCAACTGACAGTGACTTTCATCAATTAATTGCACCTAATGTAAAACAATATAATGGTGTTGCTGATACATTGACTACACATGAAGGTATATTCGACAAAAAAGGCAAAACAATTATTGACAAGAAAACGAAGGAAGAAGTACTACCTCCTAATCCGTCTTGGATACTTTTTGAAAAATGTATGAGAGGCGATACATCAGATAATGTTTTTTCAGCTTATCCTGGTGTCAGAACAAAGGGTACAAAAAATAAAGTTGGGTTAACAGAAGCCTTCGAAGACAAAGATAAAAAAGGATATTCGTGGAACAATCTCATGTTGCAACGTTGGATTGATCACGAAGGCAAAGAACATAAAGTATTAGAAGATTACGAACGTAATCGTATACTGATCGATTTGAGTCATCAACCTGATAATATTAAAAAAATCATTCAAGAAACAATTAAATTACAAACACAAGAACCTAAAAATATTAGTCAAGTAGGAATACGATTAATGAAATTTTGTCAATTGTATGACATGAAAAAGATAATAGACTCTATTCAAGTATACGCAGAGCCGTTTCAGGCCAAATATATAGCAGAAAGGATTGTATGAATATCAAAGCCAAACCAATTGTAGATGGAAAATTTTGGATTTTAGAAAAAGATGGGGAAAGAGTTGGGACTCTTCAGAAAAAAGAAAATAATAAATTCATGTTAAGTTCTAAAGGATCCGAAAGATACTTTAATCGTAAAGACGATTTGACAAAAATCTTTGGTAAAGAATTTTTTGAAACAAAAGTAAAAACGACTGTTAGTCATCAAGAGATACGTGAAGTGTACGGATATCCATCTAGTTGGCATCCTTATAATCCTTTGTTTAATGTTCAAAAAAAATTACCATTGTTTACAAAAAGTCCAAATAGTAAAAGTCTTTATTGTGCAGGGTATTATACTATTAAATTTGATAAAGGGTGGGTAAAGAGTTTTTGTCCAAAATTAATCACCATTGAAAGGTATGACTACAGAGGTCCTTTCAAAACACAATTAGAATTAAAACAGGTAATGAGTAATGTCAAATCCGATTAACACACATCCTTTACAGCAATTTATTCAACAAGTAAAAGCGGCAGATATGAGTCAACAAAAAGAGATTCGTATGGATATAAAATCGGCTAAACAGCTATCTTATTGTTTATCTGAGATTAATGCAAAACTTTTAGAAGATTATGACGTTCTTTTACAAAAAGTGCTACAAAACAGCGGTCAAAGTGTGTCAATTCAGATGGACGGCGGTGGTTTTAAATAAAGACTAATAAATATATACGTATATTTGGAGACGTATATGAGCAGGCCAAAACCTAAAATATTATTAGAATATATTAACAAAAAAAATTATAAGAGCGAACAAGTATTAGAAGCAGATGCCATTTGGGCGGTTTTCTATAAAGGACAACCATTTAATCTAAAATCAGCTAATAGTCTTACAAGTTACCCTGGACCAAAATATAAAAAAGTAAGTTTTAGCAATCCTGGCCATGCTCACAATCTTGCTAAAAAATTAAATCAAACATTTAACTGTGAAGATTTCGAAGTTGTCAAACTGACATCTGGTGAAATTATTAAATGATAAGCAAAGAAACTTATACTAAAATTTTTTTAAATCAAAAAGAAAAGGCAACAGATGAGTCAAATACAAAGTTACACTTACACAAGTGGTGGCAAAGTCATCGCAATAAGGATAGTGGTGGACTTAGATTAACAGAAGACGGTTTTAATTTTTTAACTGGAGAATTAGAATTGAAATCCTATACTATTCCATTTACAGAATCAATTGATCTTAGTCCGCAGATTATAATCTTCTTTGACAGATATATGGACTGTCCATACTATCTTACTAATAAAGCAATTACCGTTTTTTCCGAAAAGAAAAGTTTTGAACTTTACATGTTCTCAGACGACATACGTCGATATGGCTTAATAAAAGCCATGAACAAACAACAAAATCCCTAAACTGGCAAATAAATCCTAAAAAATATTTGACATACAACCAGATTTGTCATATAATTACGATACTGCATTACACAATGTACAGTAATTAATTTTTAACTTTTGAAAGGCAAAAAAATGAGCGAAATCTCCTCGCGTCAAATCGGTCCTAAGGCTGCTAAAAAATCTCTGCGTCGTGCTTTCAAAGCCAAACGCCCAATCTTCCTGTGGGGGCCTCCAGGTATTGGTAAGTCTGATATTATTAAACAGATGGGCGAAGAATTGGAAGCGCATGTAATTGATATTCGTCTGAGTCTGTGGGAACCTACTGATATTAAAGGTATTCCGTATTTTGACAGCGACCATGGTAAAATGGCGTGGGCTCCTCCTATTGAATTGCCCGATGCAGAAATGGCAAAAAAACATAAACAAATTATTTTGTTTATGGATGAAATGAACAGTGCTGCGCCTAGTGTACAAGCTGCGGCTTATCAGTTAGTTCTTAATCGTCGAGTTGGTACTTACTTTCTCCCAGACAATGTATTAATTGTTGCGGCAGGTAATCGTGAAAGCGACAAAGGTGTTACTTATCGTATGCCTGCTCCGCTGGCTAATCGTTTTGTACACTTAGAAATGCGTGTAGAATGGGATGACTATTTTAGTTGGGCTACTGATAATCGTATGCATAAAGATGTACTAGGTTTCCTTTCTTTTAGTAAGAAAGACTTGTACGATTTTGATCCTAAGAGCGGTAGTCGTGCGTTTGCTACTCCACGTTCGTGGGCATTCGTTTCCGAATTGTTGTTCGATGACGACGAGGACGAAAGTACACTTACTGACCTAGTTTCAGGTGCCGTTGGTGAAGGGCTTGCTGTTAAGTTTATGGCTCATCGAAAAATTGCTAGTAAACTGCCTAAACCAGAAGACATCCTATCTGGTAAAGTCACTAAAATGGAATCTAAAGAGATTTCGGCAATGTATTCTTTAACTGTTAGTCTGTGCTACGAACTTAAAGATTCTTGCGATAAACAAGAAAAAAATTGGAACAAAAAGGTCAATAACTTCTTCAATTTTATTATGAATAACTTTGAAACTGAACTGGTTGTTATGGGTACTAAGTTAGCACTTACACAATATCAGCTTCCGTTGGATCCAGACGAGATTGAGTGCTTTGATGCATTCCATGCAAAGTACGGCAAGTATATTGCGGCGGCAACGGATCGAAACTAATCCGAACCTATTGACAGGGCCTACGGGCCCTGTTATAATATATAAGTACAGTAAATAACAGGAGCAAATATGTCTTATTTAGACCCAGTTGTAGATAAAATTGTTGTTGCGCGAGTAGGTCTACTACTACGTCATCCATTTTTTGGTAATATGGCTACTCGACTTAAGATAATAGACGGTAGTGATTGGTGCCTTACTGCGGCAACCGATGGACGTCATTTATTTTACAATCGTGACTTTTTTGATAAGTTGACTAATAAACAAGTAGAGTTTGTTGTAGCTCACGAAATTTTGCATAACGTATTTGATCACATGCAGCGTGTAGAAGGACGTGATCGATTTATTTGGAATGCTGCTGCCGACTACAGCGTAAATGGTCAATTAGTACGAGATCGTATTGGCGAAGTTCCTCCTGATATCAAAATATTTCATGATTCTCAACATTACGGTAAAGGTACCGAACAAATCTACGACGAAATTTTTGAAAAAATGGACGAAGAAACATTATCTGCCCTAGGGCAATTACTCGATGAACATATCGACTGGGAAAAGAAAGATGGCAATCGTCCGTCTTATTCTAAAGAAGAACTGAAACAAATTCGTGACGAAATTAAAGAAGCTACTATTCAAGCAGCACAAGCCGCAGGTGCCGGCAATGTTCCCTCTAGTGTACAGCGTATGATCAAGGATTTGACTGAGCCTAAAATGAATTGGCGTGAAATCTTGCGTCAGCAAATTCAAAGTGTGATTAAAAATGATTATACCTTTATACGTCCTAGTCGTAAAGCATGGCATATGAATGCAATTCTTCCAGGTACTCAATTCGATGAGACCATCGATATTTGTTGTTCCATCGATATGTCCGGTTCTATTACTGATGAAATGGGTAAAGATTTCATCAGTGAAATCAAAGGTATCATGGAAGAATACAAAGACTATAAAATTAAATTGTGGTGTTTTGATACTAAAGTGTATAACGAAGCCGACTTCGACGGTTATAATGATGACATAACGTGTTATGAACTTATGGGCGGTGGCGGTACTGACTTTACGTGTAACTGGACATACATGAAAGAACACGATATCAATCCTAAAAAATTCATTATGTTTACTGACGGCTATCCATGGGACAGCTGGGGAGACCCAGACTATTGCGACACAGTGTTTATTATTCACGGTAATGATAGCATTGTTCCGCCATTCGGAACTCATGCTTATTACGAATTTAACCGTTAATGAATCTAGATAAGGATGCGTTTAGTAGCGGCCAAATTGGAAGTAAAATTTGGCTTGCTACTGAGTTAGAAAAATGCATTGAAGAGAAGAAAATCAATTATCCTCTGACCGTTGCAATCATCGGAGGGTGGTATGGTGTGCTAAATTTGATTCTGCAATCCAGAAATAACTTAAACATTAATCTTGTAAGAACTATAGATATCGACAACGATGCATGTAAAAATGCCGATTTAGTAAATGAATACTGGGTCTGGCAAAATTGGAATTTTAAATCTATATGCGCAGATGCCAATCAAGTACCGTACTTCGACTATAATCTTGTAATTAATTGCGCAGTCGAACATATTCCTACTTTAGATTGGTGGGATAATATTCCAGAAAATACCCTAGTAGTACTTCAATCCAATAATATGGATCACGATGATCATGTATTCAACCATCATTCTTTAGAGGAGTTTTCTAACGAATTTCAACTCACTGATACATTCTTTTTAGGCGAAAAAGAATTTAATTATACAGATTGGAGTTTTATAAGATTTATGAAAATTGGTATAAAATGATGCGTAACGAAAAAATTAATGTGTTAAATGCGTTAAATGTCAGGAAAGTGTCTTTTCCTGCTGAACACTTTACCTATGTTTTAATTAACAAAACTTCACCCAATATTTTATCTTTAATAGACGAATGGATATACAATAATTTAAATGGTAGATACTACAGTGGCTCTACAATAAGCCTCGTAAATAACTCTATTGTGTATGTTAGCAAATTTGGATTTGAAACCGAAAAAGAAGTAAGTTTTTTCAAAATTGCGTGTCCTTATCTGTAAAAAAGATAATTATATTTGTTATATTTTAAGGAGGCTTTATGACCGAATCAACACAAACACCAGTACAAGAAGAAACCAAAAATCTACAATCTAACCCTGCAAGTGAACAAGCAGAATCTGCAGATTTGAACGTTAATGATCTTAATGCAATGAAAACTATTATAGATTTAGCAAGCTCGAGAGGTGCATTCAAACCTAACGAAATGATGGCTGTTGGGCAAATTTATATGAAGTTAACAAACTTCTTGTCTACAGTACAAAAACAACAAGGAGCCTAATATGGCCGATATCAAACATGTAGGTAGAATATTAACAACAGGAAGAAAATGTATTATAGTATACAGGACCCTACCAGGGGATGCATTCAATGCGTTAATAATACCTACCGAATCTTTGTCAGAAAGTTATCATGATGCACTAATCAATCTAGTTGATTCAACTTCTGCACAAGGCAGTAACGAGCTATCTGAAGTATTAGCAAGAGCATTATTTCCTGATGGATCAACTATGTTACCATCACTTCATGCAAAAGGATTTCTAGTCAAAGTTCCTACAGCTCAAATATCAGTAACACCGAACCCATCTGTAAGTATTCTTTTATCGGAACTTAATCAACAGATTGCTGAACAATTAGGAGTATCTGTTCAAGATCTATCTATTAAGTCACCGAATTCAAAGAATCCCAATACCGAGGTTAAAGAAATAGCAACTGCTACTGACATCAGTCCAAAACAAGAGATCGATGTAACAGGATCTCAAGATTTGAGTGACGAGGATCTCGCTAAAAAATATAGAAGCGATGCTGATAGATTAAGCAAAGAAGCTGCACAACTTAGGCGGCTAGCAGAAGATCTAGTTCCTACTAAGAAAAAGGTCGTAGTGTCGGAGTGAGAAAGGGGAAAAATTTCCCCAAAGATGTTATCGAACACTGGCCAGAAGTATTTGGAGAAATTTCTCTAAATGTTATACCCTTACACTATTTAGATAGTGTAATTGTTACTTTTAAAAACGGCAAGAACTGGGAAATAAATTTTACAAATCACAGTCAAGAAAAGTTTGAAATTGAACTTAAAGAATGGCTGTCTGAGTACGAAAATGAAATCGACAATATAGATTTTAGATTGGATACAGAAAGAATTAAAAAAGATATACAAAAAAATACTAACAAATTTTTAAAAAACAAAAAGCTTAAATAAATGAATGTCAGACTACTCTCATATAGCCAACCAACTGAAGATTTCCAAAGTTTGGGAATCACAGATGCCCAAGAACTCATCGCATACTGCGCCCGAGTCTCCAATCCAAGCAACCAACTCAATACAGACACAAGCGACAAGCTCATTAGGTACCTCGTACGACACCAACACTGGAGTCCTCTCGAAATGGTATCAGCTTGCTTGGAAATTACGACGACACGAGATATTGCAAGGCAAATCCTACGACACAGAAGTTTTAGTTTCCAAGAGTTTAGCCAGCGTTACGCTGACCCAACAAAGGATCTCGACTTCGTACTTAGAGATGCACGACTCCAAGACGCCACAAATAGACAAAATAGTATAGCAACAGACAATGCCGAACTATCTGCTTGGTGGGACGCTAAACAGAAATTTATTATTGAAACTGTTAAGCAAACATACGCAGAAGCAATTGAAAAGGGTATTGCTAAAGAACAGGCTCGTGCTATTTTACCGGAAGGTAATACAGTAAGTCGCCTGTACATGAACGGAACACTACGTAGTTGGATTCACTTTATTGAATTACGTAGTGCTAACGGTACACAGAAAGAACATCAAGAAGTGGCACTAGCCTGTGCTAGT